GAATCTTGTTCCCTTTTATGGTCTCATTTCCAGTAACAATCTTAATTTCTACCTTCCCTCTTCCTTATCTATTATGGTAACATATATTTTCTTAACATTATGTTATTTTTTCTTACTGAATATGCTCTTAATTTTATTTTTCTCTTATATTTTTTGTTATGATATATTTTTGAATACTTTTTTCATTTTTAGACCATAATATCATGCAAAACAATATTTTTATATTGTAAAAATCGTTTTTCTAGCTACAATTATATTTTTTAATAATATATACTACAAATATGGTATATATTATTTTTTATTTTTTATTTTTAACTACCTTCATCTGTAGCTACTTCTATTTCTATATTTTTATCTACTTTCTTTTCTTTTCTATTATCATTTGTACCTTTTGTTAACTTTTTTTGGAATCTACTCGCTTCTACCTTCGTTTTAAAATATTTAATAAATTTATTTCCATCTTCTTCATATTGGACAAAATTTTTACTTTTCTCTCCTATTATCGTTCTTCCTGATTCTACTTCCTCAAAATAAATTTCTTTTATTTCTTTTTTATTATTACAATCTAATTCTATATCTCTTTTGAATAAATTATTATATTCTAATGTTAAATATCTTATTCTTTGATCAATTGTTATTCCTTCCTTATTTATTTTCTCTTTCTTTTCTTTCTCATAAACATACATTTCTTTTATTATCTCTCTTAGATTATCTGTTGTCTTTATCTCCTCTCCACATTTATTATATTCCATAATCATATTTAATGTATTGAATATTAATGGAATATTATTCATCTCAAAACATCCTATATATATTAGATATTTATCCCCTTCTCTATTTACTTCATAATTACTTTTTGTATAAATACATGAATTCGCTAACAATATTCCTCCTATTGCATTATTTTCCAACCTTTCTACATCTCTTTTAAATTTATCTAATCCTACTTTCTGAACTCCACTATTCGGATTATTATTTTTTGTATCCAATAATATCGTCTTTCCATTCAATTTATTCTTAAATAAAAAATCTGTCTTCATTGGTACATTCCCTACATGTGATATTTCCCATAATGAATTTAACTTTTCATCATTATACTCTATTAAACATTTAAATATATCTGTCTCATATTTTTTCCCCTTCGACGCAACTACATACATCTCGTTATATTCTTTACATTTTTTCTCTAGATCTAATATCCTCTCTTTTAGATTCTTTTCACTTATGTCTAATGCTTCTCTTATCTCTTCTTTCCTATTATTTATCATTAATAGTTCTTTTCTCTTAAAATATTCTAGATTCTTTTCGGCCTTTTCTCTCTCTTCATCTCTTGCTTTATATACTTCATCCCTCATTTCTGTTATCTGTTTGGTTTTTTCAATTATATCATTCTCTTTTTCTCTCAATTTATATTCCAACTTCTTCTTCTCTTCTATTACCTTCTGTGTCTCATGCTCAGAACTCCATTTCTCTAACACTGTCTCTTCTGTAAATTCTTTCTCAAAATATTTCCTTGACTTGTCATACATAAATGATCCCATGTTTATTATATATTCTTGAGCATTCAAGTCATATTCTTTAAGTTTCTCCATATATTTATTACCCTCAATTATCTTTATATTTTTATTTATTTTATATATTCTCTTAATTCTAGGGATTCTTTGACAACTATCTACTTTTAATAAAAAAAATATTCCTAATATACATCTCCAATTTATTCTCATAACTATTCTATAGAGAGAAATTCACTTTATTAATTAGTTCTCTTTTCTCAGTTCCTTTTTTTCAGTCATTTTATACTTCTCCTGTCTCATGATATTTTTTCCAAGATTTTGGTATCACTTTTGTCCCTCCATCATATTCTAACGCATATCTCTCATCTATCATCCACTTATTTAAATGACAATATCCCAAATATACATCACATAACAATCTTCCATACTTCTCTGTTTGAACATTCTCTAACCTCACCTCCTCTCCCATTATTCTCCCACTTAAAGCATCTCTTGCCTTTACTGCTATCTCCTTCTCTTCCTCATTTTTCCCCTTCATTTCTGGACTATCTATCCCATTAAGTCTTACAGAAAATTTATATATCGGAGAATTATATAATCCAGGCACCCTAGAAGCTATAGTTATTGTATCTCCATCATAAACCTTAATTACTTTTCCTGTTTTTAATGGAGGAATAAATAAAGGCAACTCTTTTGGATTTAAATTATCAGGTATTTTCTCTCTACAACAACAAAATATACTTCTCCACATCATTCTTTTGTATAAAATATAAAAAAATATTAATACTATTCAATTTTTTATATATAACTCTTTTAATTTTACATGTTAGAGAGAATTTATCTTCCATGTACTTATTGAATCTATTATTAAATTATTAAATACTACATTTACTAACGCAGTTTTTCCTTTCCATTTCCCAAATACTATCCATTCATTTGGATAATCTTTATATTTATCCATTCCATCATCAAAACAACTTATTTTATATATTTTTTCATAGTCAGGAACACAAAATTCCCATTCTTTATCAAGTAATTTATCATATAAGTATGTATACTCTTGTGGTACTGTCTCCATTTCCATTTAATTAATACAATTAAGTATTTAAATAACAACACTTCAATTTTTTTTAAATTTATTTAGATTAAATACTTGATTGTATTAATCATCACCGCTTATACATTCCAATTCACAACCACTATCAATTCCATAAATCGTATCGTCCATTGACCAACCATTTTGTTCTAATATATCGGTATTTGTCTCCTCACAATCACTTGTGTAAGATTCTTCGTCGTCCGGGTCTAAATAAAGAAGCCGATGTATTTCTTTCAACTCTTCTGGTGTAAAACTCTCTTTATTACAAATTTCATCACAACAATCACAACCATCATCTAAACTGTCTACCGAAACCCCTGCATAATCATTTATTATAATACTCTTCTTTTTCAATATTTCCTCTTTTTCCTTGTTTGTTAATTCAATTTCAAATGTCCCCCAATAAAAATAATTAGTAACTTCAAACCGAACATGTTTCCCATTAGACAACACATTACTCCATTGTTCAGTTTGATACGTACACTTTTTATAGTCAGCAGTTAGATGATAAATTTTGATTTCGTCTTCACTCATATTTACATATTATAAATGACACATGTTTATATGATTTATATTATCTATTAAATCTTCAACAGTCTTATAATTCACAATATACCGCGCATTGAATATTATCTTCTTGTTCTAGATAATATTTTATCTGTAATCCTAACCCATATCTAGCTATTAATTCATATTGCTCTTTTTTCTCCTTATTATCTTCATTATCCCATGTATTCATTATTTCCTCTACTTCATTATATACTCCCGAAAATAAATTCAAAATTCTTTCATCATTTTCTACCTTCTTATATGCTGATATTATATCTTTGTCAATTTTATCTTCTATTTTTTTCAAGTTTTCTTTTAATTCATCAAGATACTCTTCATCTATGGGATATATTATTTCATTTCCTTCTCTATATAACCTTTCTCCTTCCTCATAACCTCCTTCTTCTTCCCATCTTTCTATATGTTCCTCTTTATTTTCAAAACATTCATGACAATAAACATGTTCACAATCTTCTTCACAATCATCATTACAAAACTTCCATACATCATCTTCATTTTCAATTGTACAATTACACCCTTCCCAATAACAATATTCTTGATACTTACATGAAACCAACTTTGATATATCATCACTACTTTGTACACCAAACCAAAATTTTCCTTCAATATCTCCTGAATAATATCTTCCCATTTGTATATATTTATCCTAAAATATCTTTAAACTTATATATTTTTAATGATATTTTCAATTTTCTTGGATGCTTTCCTCGTTTTCCCAAACTACCTTTATTGGCGTCTCCCATTCATCATACGCCATTGCTTTACTTGTAGGTCTTTCTAATGCCAATAAATTGTCTAATGCTTGCCTTCTTCTATCTAAAGGAAAAAGTTTTTGATCTAGTTTCCTTGAATAAAACTTCCACGCCCATTCAAATTTTAATGCTTCCGACCATGTAGGAAACCCTTCTACATGACAAACTCTTGTCCATGTCTCTCCTTTTTTCACCTTTCTTGTAGTAGCTACTGCTCCTCCTTTTATCTCTCCATTATGTTGTCTTAATCTATGATCTAAATTTACAGTTGCACCTACATAAGTATTGTGATTTGTTGACTCTAACAAATAAACAAAAAAATTATTACTCATTATATCTATTTAATATTTATTATTTATATTCATTATATACGATGTTTTTCTCTCATCCTTCAAAAGTTTGTATGTCTTATATTCAACATTGCTGCTTTGCTCTTAAATTATCAGGATTTTTCTTATATGGTTCTTTAGTTTCTATTATTCATGCATTTATTCCTGATATCTTTGTTGATACTCCTTCATATATTAATAATCAAATTAAACATTTAATTAATACTTCAGGATGTAGGTAATTATATTAGTATTTCTTTCACTTCTTTTATATTTTTTCTAACCCATTCCTCTGAACAACACATTAATTTGCTTATTCTATTGTTACTTCTTATGTTATTAAATTCATAATCATACTTTAGGTACATTATTCTTTTATGAAAAGCACTTAATTGACTTATTTTAAACCATTTCTCTCGTAAAAAATATTGTTTCTCCTCTTCATCTATCAAGTCTTCTAAAAAATTATTATTATATGTCCAATGATTTGGTCTTCCATAAGTTCTTACCTCTAGCTTATTCTTATATTCTTCTAATTCCACTTCATTTGTTATATTTCTTTTCTTTTTTCTCTCTGCTCTAGGAATTATACTTAGAGAATAGGAGTCAGAAATTGCATTCTTTAATTCACTGTCTATATAAATTCCAGCATACTTGTGAAATTCTGCTTTCCCATTATATTTTCTTATTGCCTTGAATAAACCTACATTACCATATAACAATAATTCCGAACTAGATATCCTTTTACACTTATAATAATGCTTATATTTAAATTTAAATACTTGTTTTCTACTCCAATCTTTATAACATTCATATAATACATTATTGATTTTTACCCTCGATTCTCTTGATAATGTATTTTCCTGTAAAATCTCTCTCATTTTCAGAGATACCGGTCTCGACATATGTAAACTATTTATACAAATATTAAAAATTATAATTACAAAATTAAATACTCTAGATAAATTCATTATTAACTAGTAGAGAGAAAATATCTTTAAATTAGTTCTCTTTTTACAGTTCCTTTTTTTAAGCAATATTATGTTATTACTATATTTCCACCTATTATTAATAATGTTATTATATATAACCATTTCAATATATTCTTTGTTCCTTTCCAATCTACCTGTGTTAATTTACTTATTATGTAAAATTCTAATACTATAAATATTAACGACAATAATATTGTTATTCCTATCTCTCTTTCTTTCTCTTTGTGGTTTTCCGTTAAATATCCTCCACTTATTAAATAATCTTCTACTTTTTTATTCAAAAATGGTAACCCTTCAGTCGGTAATGTGAAAGTTACTATTGACATTATTATCATTATTGCTATCTTTTCTTCTATATGTTTTGAATCATGTCTTAATCCCACTAAAAATATTCCTGATAACGATATTATCGATATTAAATTAAAACTTAGATAATTTTTTAGTGACTCTTTATAGAAAGGATCATAAAAATGGTGAAAATAATCTGGATAATTTAATGATAATATATTTGCTATTATATCTATATTTGCAAAATAAGTCGCAAATACAGGAAAAGGAGTATATTTTTTCAAAAAATATGGAACTATTAAAATTATTACTCCATATAAAATAACAAATCCTATTATATCTTTATTTTTTGAATGTACATGTTTTTTGAGTTTTTTTTCATTGCTCATATATTAATTATTATATTTTTATTCTTCCCTTTTTTTTTCTGCTAAATAGTAGTCACTACCTTTATCTAAACCAAAAAAACAACTGTAAAATACTATTACCATCATTTTCTTTAATTCTACAAAACATTCTGATTCTTCTTCTCCTTCTCCTTCTTCTATTGTATATAAATTTCTTTTCATTTACTTTAGTATTTTTTTATTTTACCTTTTAAATGGTTATTTTTCATTTATTTTTACATTTATTTATAATAATGGATAATTCTGATTTAGCTATTCTTAAAATAATCGATCGACTTCCATTTGAACTTATGGATATTATTAAATCTTATTTACCTATCTCTATTATTAAAAAATGTCGCAAAATTAAATTATATGAACTCCCTATTAACTATAATCTCTTTAAAGATATTAACGAACATTTCTATTTAAAGAAACTTTCAAATGATATTGACCATAATGCTATGAAACAACACCTTAAAGTTCTTAAAACACAATATTGTCAAAAAATCAATATATATAATTCTATTATTAGTGTTCCTTCATGGTTTAAAGATATCAAAGATTGTATTAAAATTACTTCTCAAATTCAAATAATTGAGAAAGCTATTGATAATTATCATAGCCTGGAACCAATTTTAAATGAAGAATATTATACTTCTATTATTCATTTAAAAAATTTTAATATTATTATTCACTTAAACTCCAAATAATTGTTCAAATAATCCCTTCTTCTTATTTTGTCTTTTTGTTTGTCTATGTCCTTTTCTATGGTAATATTTATCACCTTTATGTGTTACAAAATCTTTTCTTCCTTTTCTGGTTTTTGACTTTTTTCCTTTATAATATTTCTTTGATTTTCTTCTTTTTCCTCCTACCATTTCATCTCCAGTAGGTAATGTTCCTTCAATTGACTTATTACGAGAAGGTATAAATAATTTAGGTCCTCGTCCCTCTTCCATTGCACTCATACTTTTTCCTTGTATACTATTTGAAGGAGGAGGAGATTCACTTCTTCCTTCTTCCATACGTTGCATTTGACGTTGTTCATTCAGTCTCACTTGTTCACGATGGCCACTTTCTAGATCTGTCTCTTCACCTCCTCTCTTAGCTCTTCCCATTGATCTAGCCTTTGCCTTTCCTCTAGATGCAGAACGACTAGCTGCTCTTTTCATTGATGCACTTCTTTTCATTGATGCACTTCTTTTCATTGAACTTGCTCTTTGCATTATATATTAGTTAAATAATTTTTTTTTATCTCATTGTCTAAATAAACTTTCTTGCTTATAGCTTTTATTATTTTATTTGTTTCTTTATCATTATTTTCTACATCTGTAAACGAATTAAATACTAAACTTGTCAATTTACTTTGTAAATTCTCATTTATTTCCCACCCTTTATTTGCATCTTTCCATTTATTAATCATTGTCCGCTGTTTTAACGCAATAGACTTTATACTTTGAAGTACTAGTGATAATTCATTGTCTTTTTCCCATTTATCTGCTTCTTTTACGTATAATACTTTTCTATTTGAATCTGTACAATGAATTGGTCTATCTGTTACATCTAAACTATTTAGTCCATTAACTACCATATTTGTAATCGTTTTTGTTAGTCCATTCTCTATTGTATGATCATATGTTTCATTTGTTATTGGTAACGAATCTATAAAATCTGTTAAATTCATTGCATTCTTACAATGCTCATTTAAAAACATCTGAATATTAAATGTCTGATTGTTAAAACTATTTGTATTATGTGCTTGATTCCCCCCCATCTTTGGAATATTTTCAAATGCCGTCTTTAAAATATCTTGATTGTTCAAGAGCATCTTTATCAATAACTCTTTATCTATTACATCCAAACTCTCATTATGAGATATTAATGTATTATTATCTTCTTGAATTATCAAGCAAGCTTTTTTATGTCTCCATAAACCAGATCTATCCATATATTTTCTCCCACATTTACACCTATATTCAGTTGGCGACTTTTTTGGCGACTTTCTCGCCATGCAGGTCTGTTGGTAAGCGACTTTAGCAACATCGTTGCTAAACGTTGCTTTTTGATGTTTTCTAGTATTAAAATGTTTAATTAAATCACTTTCTTTACTACATGAATATAAACAATATTTACACTCAAAATTTTTGGCGAGTTTTGGCGAGTTTTTGTTGCTAAATGTTGCCATTTCGTTGCTTAATATATCAACATAGAATTTCTCTAAATACTTTAACTCAAAATATATAAAATTTTATCGTAACGTTTTTTTTACTTTTTTTTTAAAAATTAGACCATTATCATCTAAAACCACTTTTCACCATTTTTTTCAATCCTATTTCCAAAAATCAAAAAACAACACAAAAATCTTGTGTGTTTTTTTTAAAATCCCAAATGACTTTTGAAAATTTGTGAAAATGTAAAATACCTACATATATCTAATACATACCCATTTTTTTTGTTTATTTCCTTCTCTACACTATGTAGACATACCACTACATAGTGTAAACAACTAGCATTTATTATATGGTCAACAGATTCCCTTCATATGTAGGAACTATATTATTTTTATCCCCCTTAATTCATGAGTCTATTTTTACCAAATGAATCCGTGTAGATTCTGGGATAAATTTTGTCAACCAATATTTAGTGCCTTTTTAACAGTTCTTTTTTTTCAGTTTCGGCCTTAATTTAAAAAAATTGAAGTTATTTAATACAAAGTATTTAATTTAAGACCTACCATGAACACTGAACTGTATGCCGATCTAGACCCTGAACTAATTTCTAAATTAGAATCCTATATTGATACTAATAATCCATCTGATAATGTAAGCACTTTATCTAACTACCAAATTCCTATTGCTATTACTAATCTTGAAATTATACAAAACACAAATAAACCAAGCTATATTTATGCAGGCAACTTTAGTAGTGGATATTACCATTGTAATTATTATAAACATTCAAATGGTAATATTTATGTTATGAGTTTCTACTTGCAGGAATTTGAAGAATATTATTTACTTGAAAATTGGGAAAAACAATTGAAATTGTATAAATCATACATAAAAAATTGTGAAACATCACAACAACATTGTATGAATTAATTTATCATTATATATTAATATGTGCTTCTCTGAACAACAAAGTTTATATATAGGCCTTTCAGGCTTGGCTGCTGGAGCCTTTTTTTTTACAAAAAATCAATATGCAGGTATCGGTATCGCTTATTTTGCTCTAATGGAAATATTACAATATTTCCAATATAAAGTTATTAATCAATGTGATAATAAATGGAATAAATTTTTAACACAACTCGGTTATTTACACATCTGTTTCCAACCATTATTTTTTAATATTTGGCTTTTTGCATTCACTAAGAAACCTAATTTTTTTATATTAAAACTTTCCTTTTATGCTGCTTTACTTTTAGCTAGCAGATTATTCTTTGTACAATCTGATGAATTATGTGATGGAAATAATGAACCTCTTTGTGGTAAAAAAACATGCGCATTTTCCGGAGAAAAACATATTGCTTGGAATCTGCGTCTAAGAGCACCTGGTAAACTTTGGTTTACACCAAGTATAGGTCTTCATTATTTTATGTGGGTTGCACCTGCTTTGGTTCTTTTAGAACTAAAACCTATTATGGCAATGTTATTAACAGGACCATATTTAGGCTATTTTTTGACCAATAATATACATGAACAACCTGCTATTTGGTGTTATACCGAAATAGCTCAAATGTTTATTACTTATTTTTTATTAAAATAAAATAATTTAAATTTAAAATGTGTTATTTATTTATGTCCTCTAATAAAGAAACCCCAAAGGAAACTATAAAGCCTAAGGATGATCCCCAAGTAGTTCCTGGTTCTGGAGAAAAAATTGTAAATAAACAAATATACTCCCTTATGGATAATAACAATAAAAAAGCTGCCGATGTTATGGTATCTAAAGGAGTAGATGCTGCTGTTGAACATATGTTTAAACACCCTGAAACAGGCGAAAAAATGGATTATGCAACCATGCGGTATTTTTATGGTTAAGTATCATATTTTTTATAATAATATTAATTATTTATTAATATTATTTTCAATTACTTAGGTAAACATATTTTCAAACTCCTCCTCTGATTCTGGAACTTCTCGCCTACATTTATCTAACACAAATGAAGCTAACATAATATTATTTTTAAAATAACTATTTCTTCTAGACATTTGTTTCATTTCTTTAATTAAATTTTGACTTTGAGTCATCAAAATAGCTATAATATTTTTTAATTGACTAATTGTTAAATCCTTACTCTCTGCTTTCTCTGGAATTGGTAATGTTTTAAACATTTCAATTAAATCTTGAAGTTTATCTATTTCTTGTTGGTAAGATGGTGATACTTTCGGTTTTAAAATCTCTTTTAATACTTGTTCTCCATCTTCATCATCATCTTGTTTTGTAACTTCTACTGCTACTTTATTCCCTTCTAAAAATGTCATATTTACATCATAATTATTTTCTTTCTTTTCTGTCTCTTCTATAGTAATTGACGGTTTAGAATCATTCGCTTTACATTTCTTTTCATGTTTCTCTAATGATGTCTTACTTTTATATTTTTTATCGCATTTTTTACACTGATTTATAATCTTATTTTCCATTAAAAAATATACTCGTTATATATTTAAATATTTTTATTATAACTATTATTATTTCAATTATACCATCCACCCCCCTCATACTCATAAAATTCTAGTAGTTCTTCTTGTTCCCAAGGCTCTAATTCTTGGATTGCTGGATCATATTCCACTTCTACATCATTTATTTCTCTACATAATTCTCTACAATAGTATCTACATGGACAATCACATAAATGAGATTTAGGTAATTTAGTAGAATACTCTGGAACAAAACCACTTATCAAATCAAATAATCCCGGTTTCCTTTTTTTATGCCTTTCACAACATTCACAATTTTGAAAATAAGTTATAATTCTCTCTGCTTCATTACAACCCCATTCGTCTTTAAATTTAAAGCTATTATATCTTTTCATTAATTTTATAATTCCTTCTCTTTTTATCTCTTTTTTTATTTTTACCATTTTCTCTCTATGTATAATTCCTCCATGATCTTCTAATATAATATTAACCAATACATCAGGTAGATATTTAAATCTTTCATTCATACTTATTTATTCTTATTAATAATTATATGAAAGATTATTTCAATTTTTTTACATAAATAATATATAATGTTTAACATGAATCCTTCTACTTATTATTTATGGGCTACTATAGGAAGTTTTGCTTATGGATTTTATACTGCATCTAGATATTATTCTGTCTCAGGTGTGGATTTAATATCAGCAACAGACGCAAAGAAAAAAATAAAAAATGGCAAAATTAAATATATTATTGATGTTCGCACCAAATTAGAATGGGACGCTGGACACTATAAAGGTGCAAAACATATCCCAATTCAGGAAATTAATTCCAAAAATACAAGCACTTTAAAAAAAAATTATGGTATTGTTACTTATTGTAACACTGGTCAACGGGCTAGAGCGGGTGCTGAACGATTAAAAGCTCTTGGTTTTAAAAATGTTTACTATATTGATGGAACTTACTCTCAACTTAATTAGGATATAGACCCATCATCATCTCTTTCTGTAATATTTCTACAATATGTTTTCCCACATAACTGCCTTGGATTTTGAGGCCCCATATCCTCTCCACATTCTAAACATCTATTTTCATATTTATCTTCTTTATGTTCTTCTTGTATACAATCTTCACACATACAACCCAAATCTATATCTCGATGATATATGTTACTATATCCTACATCTGGTTCTAAAAATTCTGAATTTTCATCAGAATGCTCATATATTTTTTTTTTAGGTATAAAGTAACAAGGATCATTTATAATTTTACAAAATAATCTTGCCTCTTGTCTACATGGGCATTGACAATCATCGTCCCTTTGTTCCCGATTAGACCAACGATAAGAACCCGTATGTCCATTTTCTAAATCGGAAACATGTGGCTTATTTCTTTGATGCCGCTCACAACATTGACAAATAAATAATATCTCCATCATTTCTTTAATACTATTCCAATTATATTCCTTAATTAAGGACAAATATTCTATTGGTACATCCTCTATAGCATCCAAAACCTCTTGTATTTCTGGTGAAGTATGTGGATACAAAGTTTCTTGCTCAATAGTTTGTTGATTTTCAAGTTGTCTTGCCATGGCTCCAGTTAATACCATAACCGTTACATAAAAAATTACTTCAATTTTTTATTTAACATAGTGTCTTTTTTTCAGTTCTTTTTTTTCAGTTGAATTATTCATCGTTAATTTTGGGTGCTAGATAAAATCTCATCTTGTTTTTCTCATCATTTCCGATATTATATATAAATTGTATTGGTAATTCAGGACTCATATGTATTTCTATATTATTACTTAGTTTATAAAACTGACATATATGTGTAATATATTTAATAGCAAAACTAGATTCTACTGTTTCTCCTTCTATTACTGCCAATAATTCAATATTATCCATGTCAATATCCACTTTCATTGATCCTTCTGTTGAATTACTTTTTAATAATAACTTTTTATCGTCACAAGAAATATCAAGCGTATCACTAAACTGACTCAATGAATCTAATGTAGATTTAAATTGTGATGATTTCATTATAATATCTACTTCATATTCGGTATCAGGAATGGTTAAACAATCTACTTCTATATCAATTAAAGGAAGATCAAATACATAATTAAATGTTCCTTTTTCTTTACTAGTAATATGTATATCCAAGTTATCACCATCTTGAGATTCCAATACTATTCTATGTGAACTTGTCCAAATATTCAACATTTTATTAAATATAGGTAAATGAATACCAAATCTATGTTCTAAACTATTATTAAACTCTGGATTCCATACCTCAAACCAAGAAGCTTCCAAAAATAACTCATACACGCATACATGTGATCCATCCATTCCTTGTAAATACATTTTATCTTCATCAATAAATACACATACATTATCCGTAAAATTTTTCAAAAACTTGAATATGCTGATAAAAGTTTCGCATTTCTCTGTATCTTGAATTTCAATTCTCATTATTGTTGATATTATGATTATAATTTTAGATATTTTTAAAAATCAATTTTATATTAAATTAAAAAATATATTATTTGAACTTTTTCTCTATAATAATATCCTAATTAGATTTAATACTAGTTATTAACATATTGTATTTTTCTTCTTGTAATTTTAATTCAACTGCATGTTCCGTTTTTTCTTCAATTTGTTTTAATTCTTCTGCTTCAATATTATATTTATCTAATATATATTTAATTTGTCCATATGTAGTATGGTCTCTAATTATTTCTCCGTTACAATTCATAACATTTCCAATTTTTATACTTCTATATATTTTTTGGTTATTTGGATCCAAAGCATTGGTGGTTTTACACCAACCGTTTTCTCTTTCATCGTGACTTCTCACCATTAATCGTTCAATATGACTGGACATCTTTTATTAATTATTAATAATATTTATTATTTAATAATTAATTTCAATTTTTATTTAATTTAATTAAATTTGATTTTTAAAAACAATTATAGGTACGTTTTTAAATTTTGATTTAGTATTTGAACTTCTAAAGCGTGCTGGATTAAATTTCCCTAATGAAAAATTAAAAGTTGGACGTGCAAGACCAGGTGCTAATTTTTGATTTACACCAAGACATCGTTTATTTTTCTGCTCAATAGGAAAAGGAAAATCATTAATTCCTAGTGGAATATCATATATAACTACTTCAAATTTTTCTATACTTGTAATACTACCAGAAGTTGTTTCCATTGTAATAGTAATACTAGCGCTACTTTCATTTGTATATGCATCATCATATCCTGTAAGTGTAATGAGTCCGGTACCGGAATCTACAATTGCTTTTAATGTTCTAGTATCTGTTTTTGTATCTAATATTTTATAATTATCTACTACTGGTGGAATGTTTCGTGGCTTGAGATATATGTTGGGAAGTAAAAATGTAGTTACTGGATTAACAGCATCATGCGTAGAATATTGTGGATAATAAAATTTGGTTGTAAGGTCTCTGTTAAAATATGTACTTGGACTTGGTGTGACTCCAGGCGGGCTACCATTATATAAATTCCACGGTGCTGGGAACTCTGCTAATGGACAAGATGAAAACATATTTGTTGTTGAGGTGGGGATGCTCGTGCTTACTGCCCACATTCTAATATCATTATTGAAGATTTTAGCATTAGCAAACATTCTTTCCATAGTAATCACACCGGATACATCCCATCTGTGTAATGGATGAGTAAAAGTAATAGCAGATTCAAACATACTTTCCATAGTAGTTACACTTGAAGTATTCCATTCGTTTAAGGGAGAATTAAACTTAGATGCAGATTCAAACATACTTTCCATAGTAGTCACACCAGATACATCCCAATTTGATATATATTGATCGAATGTAGTCGCTTCTTTAAACATACTTTTCATAGAAGTTACACTTGAAGTATTCCATTCTGATATATCTTCATTAAAATCTTTATTGGCATTAAACATTCCCGACATATTATTTACACTTGAAGTATTCCATTTACCTATATTGAATTTTAATGCATCTGTTTGTTTGTAATATTTATAACTGTTAAAAAACATTTCCTCCATATTCACTACCGATGAAGTATTCCATGCCACGTAAGTAGTTGTGTTGCTGATATCATTTATAAGTTTTGGCGATAAATCTAATGATCTCAATCCGAAGTTTATATTCAGATCTCCTCCAAAATTTCCGTTTATAGCATACATCTGGAGCATTGTTGTTACATATGAAGTATCCCAATTTTTAACATTTGGTAAGTTTGTTGGTGAAATAAAAGTATATGGTACAGCACAAAATGTATAACTCATATTCGTTACGCTTGAAGTATTCCATGCTGTATAAGGAGGACGATATAATACACCAGTAGTATTTGGATCATTATCATTTACATACTTAGTCTCTAAACTACTTGATAAAAAAACCATCTTTTTACTCTCTCTATTTCCCTCATCGAAAACAAACATACTATTCATATCAGTTGCACTTGAAGTATCCCATTTATCTATCCATATAGGCTTATTGAAAGAATTAGTTTGGGTTAAATTATTATCTGCTTGTGATTTTGGACCAGTGCCAAAATACCACTTATTTGAGGGAGTGTCGAAACCGGTGCCGCCGTCAGGATAATAGTTATAAGCCTTATAAAATGCTCCTGTAAAAGCTTCAGAAAAATTACTTACTTGACTAGTGTCCCAGTCCCATATTTGTCCATAATAAGGATTACTGGAAATATCACTATATTCTGGTTTTGTATTTATTCCTTCGTTAGGTTGAAAGCCTAGTGTTCCTGGTGCTCCTGGTGTATCAGCGTTAGCTTTATCTGTTGTATAATAATCTTCAATTTGAGTTTTTATAGAGGTAGTGATAGTAGTGATAGGGTCTACATAATTAAATTGCCAATATTCAGGGGTTCCGGACGAGCCAAACGGGATCTCAAATAGGCTAATCAGTTTAAGGGAGTTTAAGAACATGTCAGTTAGGTCACTGGTTTTATCTTTTATCATCCATCCACCTTTAATAGGTTTTTTAGTAGTATATTTTTTTAAAAGAAAATTCTGTTGGGCAGGAGAGAAGGAAGGGGGATAGATGGAGGTCAGGTCGCTATTAGCAAACATCTTTTTAAAATTCGTACAATTATAAGTTACCCATGAGTTATAATAACTATTGCTCCCATTCTTTCTTATAATTTCCCAAGGTAGACAATCTTTTTGAGGGTCAGCGCCATCACCCCATCCTGCTTGACATCCATCAAACATACTTTCCATAGTAATTACACTTGAAGTATTCCAATTACTCATGAGTATTGTTGGGGACCCAGTTGAATAATACGGTAACACAAAAACCTTCAGCAGACAATTCTTAAACATATTCTTCATGTTTTGAACTTTAGATACATCCCATACATCATAATCATCCTCTATATATTTATTTTTTGCTATACTTAAACGAGGACTGAGAGAAGGAGGTCCTTTAACACTTAGCGAAAGATAACTGTCTTTGAATGAAGTAGCGACATTCTGTAAAAAAGAAATACTGTAGACTTCATACGATGAAGGACTATTGAGTCCTGGAGCGTCAAAATTTTCAAACATACTTTCCATATTTATAACATTTGAAGTATTCCATAATAATCCAAATCCAGAACCATTACTAGGTGCCTTTGTGCCACCAGACCCAGTTGGAGTAAGAGGAGGAGGGCTAAATAGACCTGACATATTGAAGTCTTTGAATGCTCCACTCATATCTGTAACCAGAGAAGTATCCCAATACCATATAGGTCCATACCAAGGAGTCAAAGGGTTAATAGGGTGTTCTGTATAAAATTCGATTTTTGTATTTAGACCTGTCACGGGGTTGTAACCCAGCGGATTACCTGGTGATGGTTCAATGAAATATTGTGTTACCTTGGTGGAAAATGTCTGGTTATCAGGTATTTTATCAACATATCTTACACTCATAATATAAAATATAGGAATATAAAAATAAAATATAAATTATAAAATGAATAAATTACCAGATGAGATATTAGATATAATATGGAGTCATTATTGGGGATTTATATATAGTGAAAATGTAATAGAACAATTAAAGAAACCTAAATATGAAATAAATAAAATAACAGAATTTTTTAGAAAGAAATTTATACGTAATAAATGTGATGAATATGATAAACAAATAACATATTACCTTGAAAACATGAATGTATCATTAACAGAATTAAATAAAGATAAAGGGTTAAAATTGCTATGTAAAATAAATTATACACCATTAAAGTATTGTTTTGATGAAGAATATTCGCAATCATGTTTTCATAATGTAAGAGATGAATTAAAGCAAATAGCTATATTTAGTATAATTTTTAACAATCCAATTTTACGATATAAGTTATTACATAGATTTACTAAATTATGAAATAAAATATAAAATTGAATTAATTTTATTAAATAAATTAAGTATTAAAATTAATAATGCAATTTACAGTAAGTAATAATTCTCATATACCTTTTAGTGGAGGGGAGGAACAGTCAGTAATAATAATGTTTACAGAGTGGGATAGATGTATACAATGTGATGATAAACAAGCGAAAGATGTATGTCAAAATTGTGGAGATGTAATATGTTTATCGTCGAAGTGTGCATTAACATTTCCTCATAAAAATAACTCGCAATTTTCAGTTTGTAAAAGATGTGAGAAGAAGATAAGTAATAAATTTAAAATGGTTGAAATAGAATTGTATCCAGAATTACGATTACTAAAAAAAAAAATAAAACGACGTATTGAAAAAAGGATTGAAGAAAATGTATAATTAATTGAAATGTTTTTAGTATTATTTTTTAAATAAAATATAATATTTTTATATATGTCTCATACAAATAGTTTTAGAAAACCAAATCAGAATTTAACCAGTAGTGAAAATACTAGATATAAAAGACAGAAAACAATTTTCAAAGGTGCTGTTAATGTAGCTGAAAATGGAGGAAAATTAGAAAAAGGGTTAACAAAAATGGATTCGGCAGGGAATAAATATATATATAAAAAAAAAGGAACTTACGTGGGAAATATATATACAACAACTAAAGAACAGAAATTAATTGGAGCAAAAAATTATGAATCTTTATATGATGTTACTATTGGAAAATACTTAGCTGATCCTTTAGCTTTTGGAATAGCGAATGGTGGAGAGTTATGGCAAGGTAGTATTTATGTAGAGGATTTAAGTGGAGTAGTAACAGTAGCTGGGAATATAACGAGTGCTTATAATAGAATAATATATCCTCCAGATCCTAATGCTTCTTTTGAATTTACTGATGGTAGTAATAATCAAGCGGGAGGAATTTATGTAGATCCACTATCCACACTTTTTTATCCAATAGAAATTGCATCTAGTAGTAGCGATGCAAATTGTTATAAACTTGATGCATTAAGTTATTTACAACATGTAACTTATCAATCTAGATTTTACAAAAAGTATGCAGAAAGGTATTTAGGGTTACAAAATGGAATAATAAGTCCAGTAATATATCCAGCGACACATTTGTCATTAAAATGTGATGAAAATTGGATAAAAGATATATCAAACGGTATTATATGGAATGGTTATGTACCTGGCTACAAATTTATAGGTAGAGATACAAATTAATATTGATATAATGTAGTTGCAGTAAGAGTAAAACTCCAATCATTACCATTTAAATTTACAGTATAACCTTTATCGTTAATTAATCTAACTCTTAATCTTTCGATATCAACTGGTCCAAAATAAATTCTTTTAGCTTCATCTAAATTAAAATCATCAATAATTTGTTGTCCAGGGGACAAATTGTTGGCTAATCTTAAAGGTATTAATGCTAGTATATCTGTAGTATTTGGTGCTGTTAACATATTTTTATTAGTTGAAACTCTAGCTTGTGTTGTTTGGTTAAGAGTATAAAGTTGTGCTTGAGTTAATTTTCTAGGCGAGTTTTGAATATAAGAAGGTGCTTTTGTTTGCTGAAAAGTAGGAGGCTGACAATCAGGGGCAATTTGTAAATCAGTATTCCAATAGGATGGAATTTCAGCATATTTTTGTGTTGGTGTAATACCGACTAACCCTTTATTAAGATGATTTTGGTTATAATCATCTAACATTAAACAAAAATATTTAGACCCAAATGTATCTAAAAATGCTTCAGATGTTAGTGTAGAACCTATTGGTATATCATAGACAAGTTGTCCATATAAAGGGTTAGTAGCTGCTTCAGCTGGAGGGTAACTAACATTACCTCTAAAACCTAAAATCCAACCTAAATTATTATTAAATTTAGGTGTAATTCCACAAGTAGAATTACATGTAAGAATACCAGAAGGATCAAAAAAAGTGATTGTATGAGTAGAAGAAGAGGGAGAGGAAGAATTAGTAAAAATTGTTTTTCCAGAGTTACTATTATATGAGATATCTAGATCTGGGAAATCTAACTGTAATGATGTTTTAATAGTTGCAATAAGTTCATCATTGGAATAATTTCCACTAGCAATAGAAATCATAGAAGTATCTACAAAAAAACAATTATTAGCTTGATAACTAGAATCAATTAGATACCATGTATAAGGGATTTGGAATGCAGTAAGTTCTAAACTAATAGTATTATTTAAGATGTCAGTTAAATCAAGTGTAAAATTGGTTGCGGAAGATGGTCCATCAGGATTAGGATCAAATGGAATAATAGTTTCTCTATATTGAGAATCAATATTGATAAGACGTGTATTTGTATTTTTTAAATTAGGATTTAATTGTCCTTGTGCTACTGGTAGTTGGTAAGTGTTACTAACACCTAATTGATTTTTATTCATAACATAATTATCATCTTGATTAAATATACTAACTTGTTGTGTTCGGTCTGTAGTTTTATTAGATTGGTTAGGGTCAGTTTGTTGTTGAGAAGGATATTCATTAGAGTATAAGTTACCCATTTGTGATGTATCATTATTTTGAATATTAGATTCATCATTATCAGACTCATAATCTAAATCTTCTAATAATTGATTTTGTGCTTGTTGAAAAAAATTAGCATAATCGTAGTTATCTTCAGATGTATATCTATTAATAAGAGGTGTTGATGCATTAATAATATCATCATATGTAACATTATCATTGTCAGATAAATCGAACAATGCTAATAAATCATCTTGTGTATAGTCATCAATATTTAAATCCATAGAACTAGAAGAACTGGACATATTATTATATATTAACTAATTTATTTTAAATATTTATTAAACATATTATTGAAACATTTTGTAAAATCGAAATTATGTTTATTTTGAATAATCCATTTAGGTAATTGACTGATACCTTGACATCTTTTAACATGTCGTGCACCTTTAAATAGTAATTGTTCTAGAACGGTAATAACTTTTTTAAAATAAGGGTCATCAATTATATTAACGTCTATTCTTTTTCGTCCTTTATAAACATAGCGATTGTAATCTTTATTTGGTCGTTTTCTACAATTAACTAATATTTCATCACCTTTAAGTATATCTCTCTTTTCTTTTGTTTTAAGTTGTACAAAACATGCATCAACTTCTGTTTCAGTTTCATCGTCATGATAAATAATATCAAAACTTTTTTCCCCATTTTTATTAAAACGTATTTTTTTAACTGTACCTGGATAATAAGACTCATCGTGATAAATTCTATAATATTTATCATGATGTGTATAGTTTTTAATAAGACCGATACCCTCAATTTTATTTTTAGAATTATTCATTTCAATAACAAATATATTACAATCAAGAGGTAAAGTATCTTTAACACGCATAGGAGAGCCATAAATAGCTCCATTAATATTTAATTTATCTTTATATTGTTGATTTTTAAAGAAAGTTTCATTGGTAAATCGCGTAGTAGCAATATAAAATTGTGACATAAATCTGAGAAAGAATAAAAAAGATAAATAATATCAATTTTTTTTAAAAAATCTAAAATATAAAACAATAGAAACAACTAGGAAATAAGCAAATGCAACAGCAAAAGTTCCATAAAATCTAGTTTCATTATTAAAAGGGAATCCAAATAAAGCTAAATATGGATCAATAATATTTACAAATTTTTTATCATATAGTTTGTATTCTATGTGAGATATAAAACAACCGTGTAAATAGATATATAAAAATAAGAAAAAAACTAGAAAAAGGTAACAAAATAAGCAAAAATTATAATTTCCTGGAATAAATACAAAAATAAATAAATACCAAGGAAATGTGAAATGCCATGCTTTAATCATAAAAGCCCAAATTTTATTAGAAATATTAGTTTTATTTAATATTTTAATTATAAAATTGACGAGATGTCTACGTTGTAATTTTCTGTTTTCTAATTTTAAAAAATCAAACATAACTATACTATATTATTTATTTAAATTAATTTATTTTTTATAACTTATATAGTGTCTTTTTTTCAGTTCCTTTTTTAAAGTACATTTTTTAATTCTTTAATATCTTCTTTAAATGTAATACCATTCCATTGTCCTTCACTCTTCATTAATTCTAAATCAAGTGTTTTATTGACTAATAATTTATTTAAAAAATCCGGTAATAAACTTTCTATTTCATTGTCCCTATCATTATCTTCTTTAAATTTTTCTGTTAATGTAAATAAAGATTCTAATACATTAGGCTGTAATAAAAATAAATTTACACTTACTAATATATCTTTTAGCTCTTCTTCTGAATAATATTTTCTTTCAATGTTTAACTTTTCTGTCAATTTAAATATTCTATTATTAAATATTTCAATAAATCCTCTATTTGCCTTCTTATCATTTTTTAATGTTTTACCTAACTCATAACCAATAATATAGTTCTTTGACTTATCGCAATTTTTCGCTATTGTTTCAAAAGTTATTTCGTCATATAAATCATCACTATTTAATAATAAAAATGGGGTTTTTAAATAATTATATGCAGATGAAGCTGCATCAGCAGTTCCCCATGGTTTATTTCTAAATCTTGGTATGATTTGAATATTTGATGTGATATCTATATTTAAATCATATTTATATCTTATATTTTTTGCTTCAGATAGTATTTCTATAGCATTTTCTTCATTGGTTATTAAATGAATATGATTTATTTGGATGTGTTTTTTTATTTGAATTATTGATAATTCAAATAAACTTTCATTATTTTTACCTACTTTTGCTAATAATTTTGGTTGACCACCAAATCTAGATGATTTTCCTGCTGCCATAAATAATAACGATAATTCTAACATTAATATATCATAACAAAATATATTTATATTAAAAATATTTATATTTTATCTTGTAATATCTCTCAATAAACTCCTTCTCTTCCTTATTTATATCTAGCAATTCATATATGCATTTGTTATTTAATATATCTTCTGGTATTTTCGAGAAATCAGGTATAAACTCAAAAACATACTTTTCTAGATATCTCATTCGGTATCTTGTTGTCTCAAATAGAAATAAAATTAGTTCATTAGAGAGATATTCTTTAATTAATTCGAGTTCTTTTATAGATTTATTTTTAATAATATAATTATCTCTCGTGCTTATTCCATATTTTCCCTCTTGATCCAGATAAGGAAAACCATACATTTTATGAGCCATAATTAACTTTGGCTCTCCATGAAACATTAAAGGTTCATTACTGTAATTAATTTCCAAATAAGGTTCTTTATCCTTATTTAATTTTGTAGTTTTAACATTCTCAAATTTAAATAGAGGAGAGAAATGATTAATTAATTGAGTGTCTTTTTTTGGTAAATTGGTTTTAATTACATTTAATTTTCCATATTTATTAGTTATTTTTAAAATCTTATTTACAATAGAGAGAAAATCAAGTGGAATTGGCATGTTATCTCTCAATATTAATGTTTCATAATTATTTTTGAGAGAATCAAACAATTCTATTTTCCCTTCATTTTCTCTCTTTGTTAATAAAAAATAACATGTAGGTGTTTGAACATGAAATCCAAATGTTTTATTTGTTTCATTTGCATTTAAAGTATGTAACTTAGAAATATCGTATTTTAATAATAATTCATACATACCAGCTTTGTCAGGTTTCATCCAAATAGAAGGTATTAGTACATTCATAATACCATTTTCATTTAATAGAGAGATATTCCGTTTAATAAATTCACACCATATAGTTTTTCCATCTTCTTTTTTATTTACATTATTTTTTGTTGGCACTTTTTTAACCCCATTAAAATTATAAGGTGGATTACCAATTATAAAATCAAATTTTAAATCTGTTTTCCATTCTAAATAATTCGCTTCTATTATATTCGCTTTATTACCGAATTTCTCTCTTAAAAATGGAATATTATCCTTGTTATATTCAACCATATAGATCATATTTTTAATTATATGTTCTTTTCTCTCTTCTTCATTAGGAATAACCTCTTTGAGACACTTGAATAAACAAAAATACAAACATAAACTATAATTTCCATGACCCGAACCAGCATCTAACCATTTATAATGTTTATTTGAAAAATTATTACTAGGAATTATAGATAACATTTTGTCAATAAAAGAAAAAGGAGTGTTGATTTCTCCATATAACTCTTTTAATTCAGCGTTGTATGTAAGATGTTGAGAGAAATCCTCTTCTAAATTTGATTCTAAATGAATATTAAAGACTGACATTAATATTCATTTATTTTTTATTTTCTCTCAAATTAACTAATCTGAAATAATTAAGATGATAATAATTCTTCTTCTAATAAATTTTCTTGTGCTGAATTTCTCCTATAACACAACTCTACACTATAAATACAGATATAAATAATAGACATAACTAATAAAGAAGCACAAAATACTATTGTAACTACTAATAATAAATCTAAAAAATTCATATTATACTTTAAATAAATTTATGTTTATTTGTTTTTTAAAGTAGATTTTAATTTTCTTTTAATTTTCTCTCTTCGTGTCTTACTATCACCTTTTTTTCGGAGTTTATTTGTAATAAATTTTTCTTGTTTTATAATCAAATCAACTATATTTTGATAAAAACTTCTGAAATCTTTCTTCTCTTTCTTAACTTCATCATAAGAGAACCATTTTATTTTTGACTTTTCAAGTAATCCATTATCCTTTTTATGCTTTACATGTGGTAAATAACGAGAGAAAAATTCATAATTATTTTTATAATAATGTGGAAGTTTTTCATCATAATCCATTAAAAAAATATAAGTAGTATATTCTTTAAATTTTATTGTTACTACCTTATTTTTTTTTACAATTTCTTTTAACTTTTCTGCTGATCCTAAAAATCCATTTATTTCTTCTGAACCTTCACGTGTTGCAGTTTCTAAAGGTGTTTCACCTTCTTCTTTTCCTCCTCCAAAATCAGCCCATCCAGGGGTATCATCTAATTCATTTTCCTTTCCAAATAAAAAATATATTTTATTATTTTTTATTGCTACAGGTAGTATTCCACCTCCCATTAATATTACTCTATATTATTTTTTTATGCATTGTCGCAAACATTCATAGTCATCCATGCTCTACTAGGAGCTAGATGTAATTTTTCTTCCATATTTGAAATATATCTATTTTTATAAATTTCGTTTATTTCATCATCAATATCACTATTGTAACTCATTGAATCCACTGAAGATAAAGAATATGATTCATCATAACAATCATTCATAGGATGAATGGGGGCGAAACAATCTGAACTACTATTAAGCCATTCAGGTTGTTTGTTATTTGGAATATACTCTCTTTGATATAGTTCCTCATATATACAATCCACTTCATTTTCAATTCTTTTTACATGATCTTCAAATAAACATTGTAGTCTTTCTATTTGATCTGAATTTTTTTTTAAATATGACTTATTAGGCAATAGAAGCCAATACCATGGATCATCATAAACTAATCTTGCCTCTTTATTAGGATTTTCTATTTTTTCTTTTAAATTTACTCCAGCTTCATTATTCATATTCCAATATTCAAAATGAATAAATGCCATTCTATATTTATATCCTTCTTGAGATACTTTAATTACGCTATCAATTCTTTCCACCTTACCCAAATCCAACCTTTCAAATGAAGATTTTATTTTCTCCATTGGAATATTCATAAAAATATGAGGAACCAACAAAGAATAAGGTTGAGAAGTCATGATCGCGAAACTTAAGTTGCTGTAAACAGGTCCTATTAATACTTATCATTTTATAAGTATTCAAAACTTCAATTTTTTAAGTTATAAAAAAAAATTGAATTAAATCAATTATTAAATTTTTAATATTAAATTAATTAAATATGGATTTTAAATTAGATAAACGAAGATCAAAAAAAGATAAAGAAAGGAGAAATAAAGAATACAATGGAAAATACAGTCAAAAACATATAAGAATTCAAGAAAAAGAACAAGAAAATCACATTAAAAACATTGGTTTAGAAAAAGAAAAGAAATTGCAAAAAAACAATAAAAAAACCAATATAGATAAATAAACCACATTACATTCAAAAAAAACCGTGAAAAGAACTTCTAGTTACCATTTTTGATGACATTCTTCTTTTTTCACTTGTAATATAAGATGCAACTTCTTTAGAAATTTCGTTTTTTATATCGTCTCTTTTCATAGCTCGTTCCATTCTTTCTTTCTTTTGATCCTCACATCTCTTTTTTAGACATCTTTGTTCATATCTAATACTTCTATTTGTTTGTGTATTAAGTGCGCTACTAGGCATTATATAAGTATATAGTTACATCTTTTTAAATGTTTTTAAATATATTTTAATAAGTTATTATTAACACTTGATAATCATCATACATATATTTAATTATGACAATATATTTCCTCCCTCATATATTTGTTCAAACATTAATGCACAAGACCAATCCATATTATTTAAATTAACAACTCGACCATATTCATCATATAATGTAAGTCTTAATTTTTCTATGTTAACAGGACCAAAGTACTGTCTACTTCTATTAATTTGTGTTGAAAAACCATCATCTTCACCTGTCTGGTATACTCCATTGCTTTGTTGTATAGAAGCCATATTTATTCTTGCTATAATGTTATTACTATTTATCGAATCTGTATATGCAGAAATATAATAATTATTAACATTATTGTTATAATCGTCTATAGCAACAAATATATATTGAGGTCCTTTTACATAACATATACCTTCTGAAACTACAGCAGCAGGAGGTACATTAGCACTAATATCAGTGTTTCGTAATTGAACACGCTGACTTGGTCCAGAATCATAAATATTAACTCTAAAACCTAACTGCCAACCTAAGAAAAACGTTAATGGATCCACATTAACATCTCTATCTTTAAATTGCTGATTAGATAAATTTCCATCTGTTCCCATAAAAATCTTATATCTTAATGCGTTACCACTATTTTCTGTAATTACATCCGAATATTGTTGTATACCAGATGGATCTATTGAAAAAATACTTCTTCCACTAGTTCTATCAACAGTATAAACTAAACTAAAACTTGGATCACTATAAATAGTCTGTGGAGTCACACCTGGCTTATGATATAATATAGTTTGATGTGGATTTTGTAAAGCAGCATTTATTACAGATTCTATCGACGAAGCTCCGGTAGGTTGTGGTCCTGCCTGTGTTTCATAATTTCCATCAGGTATTTCAACTTTAACTATATGAGTTGGTTCAACTTCACCATTACTGGCTTCGTGGAAATTCCATCCTACTATTAAAGAATTATTTCCTTGACTTTTACTAATTGAATAATAAGTTAGTGGTATCTCTATTGATGCTAAACGCATATTAATAACATTTTCAAATCGATATGGTAACGTGAGTCTTTGATCACTAGCATTAGATTGATAATAATTCGGTCTAAATCTAGAATCAATATTTAATGCTCTTTTAATAGTTGTAAATTTAATAGGATTTATAATTCCAGGAGGTGCCCCTCCATCATTACCAATATTAAGTCCTTTATAACTTGGTAAAGAATATGCCTCTTTACGTAATTTTTGATTTTTTATTAACATATTGTCATTTACTTCTATAACTTCGTTTTTTAAATCACTAAATTTATCGATATGAGAATGATAATTATTAGTCTGCGATAAAGAAGATATAGTCTTAACTAATCTATTAGTTACATCATTTAAAAAAGACTCTATATTACCTTTAGTTTCATAATCTACCTCTGAATCACGTGTTAGTTTATTTAAAAGATTTGATTTACTGTTAATAATATCTTCACGTTGATAAGGATATTCTATTGCTAATATTTCCTCTAATTCTTTGTCTGTATATTCATTAACATTCAGATTTAAGCTTTCCATATATAATTTTATAAGTTTTTTTTTAAATTTATAAAACTAAATAAATTAACAACAACGTTTTTTTCCTTTATCTTTATTTTTATCAAACATTTTTTCTTGGTCTTCATTATA